TTTTTATTTATGATACTGAAATTCGACTAAAGTTTTTATACTTTTCGAATTTAATTACTTCATCAAACTTATCATATAAAGCATCTCCTTTATGAGATATGATGAAAGCATTTGTTTTTTCTGTAAGTGTATTTAACAATCGTAAGAAATCATCTGTTCCTTGAGTGTCTAGTGAACTATCAAATACCTCATCTAGTATTAATAAATTTGTATTGACTGAGTTCTTCATTCTTGCAACTGCTCTCCAAGTAAACAATAGTGCTAAATCGATTCTCATCTTTTCACCCTGTGAGAAATTGTCATACTTAAATACATCTCTAAATCTAGATTTAATTGTCTCATCGAAACTTTCGTCTAATTCAAAACCAACATAGAATTCTAAACTTGCAAGATACTTATTAATAAGTTTATTCATTACAGGAACATATTGTTTAATTATCTTTTGTTTTACACCTGCATCTTGAAGTAACATTTGTGCTATACTAAAATAATGTTCTTTATCTTTGAGTTCTTGTTTCTTTGCAGTTAAGATATCAAGATCATCTTCACTTTGAGATAGTCTATCATTCGCACTATTGTCTATTTGTGCTTTTCTAAGATCATTTATCTGATCATGTACTTTACCAATATACTTTTGATTAGATGTGATCTCTGTTTGTAATAAACCTATCTCTCTTTGTTTTTCTAGAATCTCTTCTTGCACACGATTTATAAAGTTTATTTCATCATGGAGTTCTTTGATTTTTGTGTCGAGTTCTGTAACCGCCTTCTTGATCTCTGAGACCTTTTCAGTTTTTTCCTGAATACATTTCTTTTTGTGTTCATGATCTAAACCCTGTTTACATGTTGGACAGTTGTCGTGGTTTTCGTAGAATTCAATGTCTTTAATTGCTTTCTTTCTAGCAACTTCGAGTTGTTTCTCCAAGTTAAGAGTTTGTTTGAGTCTATCTTCAACTGTATCTTTATTCTTGATAGTGGATTCTTTCTCCACCACATCTTTCGTCTTTTCATCTATGTTCTCCATTAAAGTCTGAATATTCTTTTCAGTTTCTTTCACGGTTGATTCATATTTAAGAATTTGTTTATCACGATTTTTTTGAAGGGCATTTATTTGCTCTGTCAATCCATTAATTCTTTCTTCAAGAATTTCTATTTCATGTTCATTCTCTTTGATATCAATCTTATGCGATGATACTTTCTTTCGTAGTATGTCTCTCATAGTACTAAAGATAGAGATATCTAATAGGTCTTCGACAAGTTTACGTCTTTCACTTGCTTTCAATTGCATAAAAGGTGTAAAGTTTGCTGACCCTAGAATTGCTACTTGAGTAAAAGAACGGTGACTCATCTTGAGTATATTCTTTTCTAAGTGATCTTGATAATCTCTTACACTTGCATCTTGATTTAGCATTGTGTTTCCGAGATATAGTTCAAATTTGTTTGGTCTGGTACCACGAATTACTTTATATTCTTTTTTACCAATCATGAAGTCTACTTCTACAAGCATTTCTTTTTGATTGATTGAGTTTACCAGAAGTTCTTTTTTAAGATTACGAAACCCTTTACCATATAATGCATAACATAATGCATCTAATAGGGTTGATTTACCAGCACCATTCTCACCGATAATTAATGTTGTTGATGATCTATCTAATTCTATTGTTGTAAATTTATTACCAGAAGATAAAAGATTCTTCCATCTTACTTTTTTAAAGTGTATCATATATAATTGTGTTCATCTAATGCTTCATTATACAACGAAGTTATTAAAGATGTAAGTTGGTTTTTCTCACCTTGTATTTCTAAACTATCTACATACTTTGTTAATATAGTTAGTGTGTCTTCTACACCCTCTATCTCATCATCAGAAAGTAAATCCATGTGTTTATGATCATCTACTACTGTTACGTGTAAAGGACTTGCTTGATGTAACTTATCCATCATTTGATCAAACCAATATGGATTATCTTTATTAACAACTACTACTTTTATAAATTTATTTTCGTATGCTGAATAATCTCTGTTTAGTATTTTTTCAAAAGACTCTTTTGTATCATCGTATTTTATTTTTTCAAACATAGTTAGTGGATTATGTACAGGTAATACTGATTGATCTTCTGTATCAAAGATATGAAAATACTTTTGATCACCATAATCTGACCATGTAAACTGCATCTGTGAACCTAGATAACGACAATTATTAACTTCAGATTTTGTATGAAAATGTCCACTGTATACTTTATCGAATCGTTTTAGATAACTGATATCTAACCCATGTGAGCAGACTGCACCAGGGTATAGTAAAGCACCTTCGATTTCAAAGTGACCCATACATACACTTGCATTTGCAGACATTAAAAACTCTACTGAATCTGCATAGTTTTCGTTATTGATCCACGGAACAAGTGCAATATTAAACCCGTCATACTCTCTAACTTCTGGGTGTTCTATTACATTAATATTGTCTTCTGCAAACAATAATAAATCTGGTGAGTTTACATCGTTAGTTGATTTATAATATGTGTCATGATTACCTAGAATTAAATCCATAGTAATACCACGTTCTATTAATGGTTTTATAAAATGTTCTCTGTTTGCTTTGAGTGTAGAAAAGTTTACATACTTTCTTCTATCAAAATAATCCCCTAAGTGTATGATGTGATCTATCTTATGTTCATCAAGATATGGAAAGAAGACTTCATTGTAAAATCTTCCTGCGTAGTCAGACATTGCCTGCATATCTCCACGAACACCAGCATGGGTGTCATTTAGAATTGCTATTTTCATTTAGTAAATTTGTCTAATCCTTTCTCAGTTTTCTTTGCTTTTTTAGATTTTCTAGGTTCGTATTCAACTCTATTCATATTATCTTGTAACCACTCAACGTTTGTATTCACCATACCTGATGTGTCACCATCAATAGTATCAAATGTATCTTGAGTAATATCTGATATAACTTGTTGTTTAATAAAAACTTGTTTCTTTTCTTTTTGTATTCTTCTTAGAAATGCATAGTAACATATTTGAGTTATGTATGCGAATGCATTGTTCGATTTTTCTCGATTGAAGTTACCGATATATTGTATGCAGTTTTCAATTGCATCACATATCATTTCATCTCTGTAAGTATAGTTGATGAAATTAGGTCTTGTAGATAGTCTTGTTGCGATCTTGTAGATGCACTCCCCTATGTAGTTCGACATTTTTGGTGGCGTCTTGCCTTTAGATTCGGCGAGTTTAACTGCTTCGTTATGCTCGGCGACTGCTTGAGTGAACTCTTTGTTGTTGACATAGTGTTCGTTTTGTTTTGCGTTTTTTGCCATGATGTAGTTATTATACTAGTTTCCTTCGTGAATTGTAAGAGGGTTTTAGATATTTATTATTTTAAATTTTTTTCAAAATCCCTGTTGACGGGCGGTGGATTCATGTTATGATTAGTATGTACGCCGGGGCAGTATATTATATAAAGAGATACATCAATAAGGTTACCCCTCCCAAAAACATTGCTAATAACATTAATGCTGTAAACGTTATAGTATAGAAATTAGGTTCGAAAACTTCTTGTTTACCCAGGCCAAATAAAAGTTTTAGAATTATTCTCATACTTTTGGCAATGGATTACGTGAACCGACTGCTTGTTCAATCGAATCAAATCCATCTGCTTTAAGTAATTTAACTAATCCTCTGTTGATTTCGTTTATGTTTTGCGGGCCATCAAAGATCATTGTTGTAATCATGTGTAGTAAACTGGCGCCTGATGTAATCTTTTCGTATGCATCTTTTGCCGAGAAGACACCACCAACCCCTATGATTGTTAGTTTACCCCTTGTTCTTCTATACACATGTCGAATGACGTTTGTTGATATTCTTTGTAATGGTAAACCACTCATTGCACCTTTACCCTCTGGTAATCTGCCGTCTACTGTAGGATATTCTTCTGGTCTATGTTCACTATTGTATTGTGGTTTTGCAAGATTAGTACATACAACACCATCCATACCGTGCTCTACACATGCATCTACTATGACGTTAATTTCATCTAGTGTCATGTCTGCGGCAAGTTTGACGTAGATAGGTTTATCACTGATTGGTCTGATCTCTGTATTGATTGCTGTAAGTAAAGCATCTAGATTATCTTTATCTACAAATGGTTCACCTTCTTGAGTGTTAGGACAACTAATGTTTACATCATAGTAATCGCCAACATCTTTGAATAGTTTCATTGTTTTAAGATAGTCTGCTATAGAATCTTCTAAGACAAATTCTGGTGTTAGATTAGAATTAGCGGCGTTGATACCAACTCGAAGATCACCAAAGTCTTCGTCTTTTAATCTTGCAGATATCTTTTCAGAACCCTCGTTATTGAGTCCGTACCATACAACAATTGCTTTTGATTTGACCATTCTGAATAATCTTTTACCTGGATTACCAGGACATATTTCACCTGTGAATGACCCTAACTCTGCTAGACCGAATCCCATGTGAGGATATATCTTTGTAAGTTCTCCGTCTTTATCAAACCCTGCTGATAAACCTACAGGATTCTTATACTCTATACCATCAACCGTAGTATGCAAACTTTCATGTTTGTAATTCATCAAGAGTGATGTGAGTTTTCTTGTAATCCAGAACTTACCTAAAAAAACACCTACACGTTTGAGTGAGTAATGTGCTTGTTCAGGTTCCATCAAGAATATCAAAGGTCTGATTGCTTGATATCCTAACCATAAAAAATTGTTTCTTAATCCTATTAATGTTGACATTATAATCTCCTAATATATGTATTTATAAGACCTGCTTATTTTAGAAAACTGTCATTAACGACAAATACTGCTAACATAAAAAAGAAAGCAGATAATTGTATGATTGTGGGAACTACTACGAAAAGTAAGAGTGGATCGAATGCGCCTTTAGAAAAGAAATCTTTTTCTCTCCACTCTTCAAACTCTTCTGGTGTAGCATCTATAGTGTTATTTAAATGAAGAGATAATTGTTCTGGATATCTTTCGACTTCCTGTTGAACAGGTCTCTTCCATGAATCGTTACCGATCTTGTTCAATACACTCATTATGCTTTTGGTCTTGGACAGTTGCTTCTTACAATATAGTTAGATGCTCTTCTGAGTTCTCTCTGATCTAAGAGATCGTCATTATTTTTATCAGCATAGTCAAAGAGAGAAAGGTTAACTGTGCAACCTGCTTCTTTTAATTCTGCTTTAGAAACATAACCATCTGTATCTAAATCTAGTCTTCTCATTCTCCAGTCATCTGCGAATGCATTACTAACAAATCCAAGAGTTATTATTATAGCAAATAAAATCTTCATTTTTACCCCTTAAACAATTGGTGCAATTGCAAGTACACTTGTAATAAACAATAGCATAAGAACCGTTATTTCAAACGTTTCTTCTATGTTTCTTTTTGTGAGTTTTGCAGTATGCTCTCTTACTTTTTCGACCAATTCAGTCATTATAATATAATCTCCACTTATATAATTATATAACTACATGTTATACGCACTTATTTAGTACGTTTCTTTTTTCTCGGTATGGTGTTCAAGAAAATTAGTGCAACTTTTTTTTATTTTTCGGTGGTTGCTTTTCTAAAAACTCTTCTAGTTGATCATCGAGTGTGATACCAGTGTCTCTCAGATCAAATTCTTCAACATCAAATATATCTGGATCACTGTTGCCTAATATTCTTGACATTGCTTCTCTAATTCTCTTGTCTAAATCTTTATGAATTTCTTTTGGACTATTCAATGGTATTGTATTTTCATTAATCATTTCAAACCATGTTGCACTTGCGTTATCATAATGTGGTATAAACTGTTCATTCATTTTACTTCTATGTACGACATGATCTTTCGGCATAAGTAATTTTTCATCAGCACTTAAGGGTGCATAAGGATAAAAGATACATTGCGTTCTTCCTGTACCAGGTATCATAGATAAATGGCAAATCATAGGTAATGTAATTTCTACATGATCTCTAGTATCTCTAGTCATGCCTACTATCTCTGCACCAGATCGTGTCTTTAAGACTTCGTATCTAGTTGGTGTTAGTTCTTTAGGTGTTGCCATGCAAGTCAAATTGTTTTAGTTCGTAAGGAAAGTTTTCCTCGTTATAGATATTTATTCTTTCTTTCAAGTGCTCCAATGTGTAATTATCACACTGAAGATCATCTGAAATGTCGAACAATCTCATACTATCTTTTCCATCTGTCTTACGAAGACCACGACCTATCGATTGTAAGTTTCGTATTCTAGATTTAGAAGGACTTGCGAATACAATATTATCTATTCTTTTTATATTAACACCTGTAGAAAACGTTCCGTAAGATGCAAGTATTACACTTGAATTACTTTTTTCTACAATCTCTCTAACTGATTCTCTGTCTGCCGTATCTGTACCACCATATACATAGTGAAGATCATCGACTCTTCCATCTAACATTGGATATAAAACTTCACCATGTTTTTCTACGTACTGAAACAATACTAATGTATTACCTTTTAATGATGCAACTAAGTTTGTTATAAAAGAGTTACGTTCGTCTGAAGATACAAGATAATCCATTTCTTCTTGGTATGACATAGTATGACACTTTTTATGTTTTAATACTATACAATCTATATTAATATTAGCAATTGTACCCTCTTCCATAAGTTCTGATGATGATATAACTTTCTTTACAGGTCCAAATAAACCTTCTAGTTGTAATCTATGAACTTCTGATCCGTCTAAAGTACCTGTAGTGCCTATACGTATCGCAGTTTTCTTCATCTTTTCTAAGATACCTTTTAATGTTTGTGCTTTAAATAAATGTGCTTCATCGCCTACCACCACTTCGAAACTTTCCAAGACATCTTTAGGCGCCTTACTAAAACTTTGCCATGTAGTGATGGTGATGTCCGAATCAAATACTTGCTGACCTGAATAAATCTTACAAATCTCTTTATCATATCCATACTCTTGAAAATCCTTCGCCATTTGTTCTACTAATGACGTTGTTGGTACTATTATTACAGTTTTCTTATTATACCAACGTGCTAATAGATATATGATTAGAGACTTACCAGATGCAGTAGGAGACAATAAAAGTTGTCTACCATACTTGAGTGTAGTCTCTACTGCTTCCATTTGATAGTCTCTAGGTTCAAATGGTAGTTTGTATTCTTTCATGAAATATTTTTTAAGATCAAATTTTACATCAGTTTTCTCACCGATAACATCTGTAATACCTTCGAAATCATATCCTCTTTCTCTGCAAAACTCATCTACATACGGTAATAATCCAACGTATATCTGATTTGTTTTAATAGAAAATAATCTTACTTTCCCGTCCCAAAACTTCTTCTTGTAAGACGGCATAAACTTTGCATTTGGAACTGTAAAAGAAAAAAAGTCGTACAAGTCTCTTGCGAGGCCATCATCGCAATTAACTTTCATGAAGACCTCATTGATCTTCTCAACTGTAACTTTAGACATGTCTTGGTCCGTGAAACCAACTTACTAGAGATATTCTAGTGCCACGAGTCACGGGTTTTACTTGATGATACATATATGACGGAAATACAATGAGAGACCCTCTTTTCTTTGCACTATGAGGGACAGATTGTATCTTCTGATCTATATTAAATTTCCTTGGATTTGTTGATAACTGATCGAATATACCACTCGGATCGATGTATTGAAATGTGCCACCCTCGTAATCATCTGGGTCAGACAATTGAATAGTAGAAGATAACTTTCTAATGAAACCTGGTCTTTCACCTTGATCGAAAGGACCTGAATCTTGATGCCATGTGTAATGATCACCAGAAACTGCCGTTCCGTCTTTCACTGCTTTAGACCATTCAGCATCGAAATTATCTCTATGATGATATACTGTATACTGATGATGTTCTACTTCAGACCATGCAAAGTTCCAACCTGATGTCATATTACAACTGTTTATACCCTGTGTAATTTTATTATCAAGTTCTTCACCCATCATACCATGCTGAATCCATTTTATATCTGATTGTCTTATCTTAGAATCTCTTTTACCACCATGCCAACCTTCACTGCCATCAGCATCTATTTGTTTTCCGCCACCCCCTATCATTCCAGGGTCCCATTCTAATCTTTCTGCCGTACCAATAATTAAATCACACTCTTGAGGTGTGAGAAACTCTGGTATTATTGCTATTGGTGTTGGATAATTCATTATTGACCTGCCATAAATTTACGCCATTCTATAGTATTCTTAATAGTCTGATGTCTCCATGTAATGTTGTCCATACATCTTTTAAGAAAATCTATCACTTCAGTTAAGTATTCTATTTGTGCTCTTATCTTTTGCAAATCGGGGTCTGCATCAAAGAATACGCCCATATCATTTTTCATAATCTTAAGTCCGTCAAAAGGATCGGGATTCCACCCTAACTCTTTTACACGATCATCATCTAATTTACCATTAAACCATAACCACTTTTCTTTTCTAAGTAACTGATATTTGAATTGTACGTCTTTTAGTTTAATGATATGATCAGTTAGTAGTTCTGAATATTTAGCATGTAATTTAGGTACTTCTAGAGACGACTTATCTAATTCAATATCGTCTATTTGAACGTCTTTTTTCCATTCTGCTTTGATGTCATTTAATGTCATAATCTATATTATATCACAATAGGTGTGATTTATGAAGTAGTTTTTATTTCGTAATATGTAAATCTAAACGATACTGTGGCAATCACTGGTTCTGCATCTGCACCAGATTCTAACTCTACACCACTTAATGATATAGGAAAAGCATCATGAAATCTAAAGAATCTATTTGGTATATTCTTATTAGTATTTGTTACAAGTGTAATATCTGAATATTGATTTAAATCATTATCTATAGATGCTAATTGATTCGTACCTGTAGTTGCTGTTTCTGTGTACGTGCCAAACAATGATGGGTCAGATACAGGAACAATTTTGTCCATCCAATCATATATTTCTTTGAAGTTTTCTAAGTCCTCATCTACTAAAAAGTTTACATCTAAAGTATCAAAAGATACTTTATCACCAGGGAAGAAAGCATTTACACCTGCACCTGCTGGTTGTTCTGCTTCAGAAAATGTCAGACCAGGTATATTAACTGTTCTTACATAATACTCTACATTTGGTACTTTATCTATCAGAAGACGAAAGTTATTCTTGTTTAATATCGATTTGTTAATTTGTGCCATATATCTATTTATATAAATACAACTATGAAGATATTCGTATCTATTGCTTCGTTTATGGATCATCAACTTGAAGAGACGATTGATTCTTGTTTGGATAATGCTAGATTTCCAGATAGAATCAATATTGCAGTCTGCGATCAGTCAAAAGAGTTCAATCAAACTGTACACGACAAAGTAAAATATTATACATTTATGGACTATAGATCAGCAAGAGGTCCATGTTTTGCTAGGCATTTATTACAAACAATGATGCAAGACGAAGAATACTTTTTACAAATAGATTCACATACTCTTTTCGACAAAGATTGGGATATAAATCTTACGAAACATATAGACAATCTAGGCAACAATGCAATCATCTCTGCATATCCACTTGATCATGGTGATGACGATGATAATAAAAAAGATTGGACTTGGACTTTAATAGTAGACAAAGACAAACTATTTGATCGTCATACTTATTTTAATACACAGGCAAGTACTAATAAATCTAAAACTATTCACAATGGTTTTTTATTGGCCGCAGGTTTCTTATTTTCTCATAGATCATTTGTAGAACAAGTGCCCTATGACCCTGTGTTTTACTTCGCAGGAGAAGAACCCAGTCTCGCCCTAAGAGCATTTACACATAACTTTGACATATATCATATACCAGATATACCAGTACGTCATAACTATATCAATAATGGTGAAAGACCATTACATTGGGATAGAGATGATGAATGGAAAAGATTGCAGATTATATCAGAAAATAGATTCTCTGATCTTATAGAAGATAGACTGCGTGGTGTATATGGATTAGGGTACCAGAGATCGATTTCAGATTACAGAAGATACTGTGGTATCGACTATCTAAATCGTGCTATCGTTTCCGATATTGCGATTGGTAAATCGACCCCTGGCAGTTCTTAACTACTTCTCGTTAACAAACTCATTAAGTTGTCTTGCGACACTAATAACCTCTTCAGTTGAAACAAACTGATCACCGTAAGGTTTTCTGTCGTTTGGGAAGTTGTTATTGTGTTCTACAATCGCCTCATTTGATCTATAGATATTGCCCTCTAATAGACCCTGTGCTTGATTGAGTAAGTCTGCTCGGATTTCAAATCCTGATTTTGGTTGTGTCATAATTCCTCCTGTGTGTATGTGTGTTAATGACCTTATATTTAGTGCGTAAAAAAACTTGACAATGACCCTCACTTTTTAGTATACTTATCTTGTTAGTTCGAAATAGTAGTTTAATCAACTATCTT